GGCATACTTATACTGATTTCCACCATTCAGTAGTTCACCAATATCCAGAAGTAGCCATAGGCAAATACCCAAATTTAAAAAATTACAAACACTACGCTTTTGTTAGGAATCCTGTAGATCGTTTTGTAAGTGCAATTTTGCACGTAAAATATATGTACGTACCGTACATTCACAATATTATTGATAAACATAGTTTGGATACTACTGTCAAACACATGACTTACGAACAAGTTATAGACTGTATTGACGATTTTAAAAGTATTTCTGACCTTTCAAGTCTAGTGTTTGAACCGCAAATTAATTGGCTATCACTGCCCAGTGTGGAACTTTTAGATTTTGACAATTACGAAAACGAGATTAGGCGCATTTCAGATTTTCACAACGCAGAAGAACGCCCGCTAGTTATTGCCCATAAAAGAAACAACTTCGGGGAAAGCGTTGTAACTAACAAAGTTATTGAATTTGTAGAAACTGAGTATGCCGAAGACTGCAAAATTTGGCGTGAGTACTTCGGTAGGAGGTTAGCCGCATGATGACGATGATCTCAACTTTCTTATCCTTTCTCGCAGGCGGCTTACCCAAAATCCTCCAAATCTTCCAAGACCGGCAGGATAAGAAACATGAGTTGGCTCTCGTCGCTGCTCAGAAGGAACGCGAGTTGGCTTTGGCTGAGCGGGGCTTTATCGCCCAAGCGCGGGTAGAAGAGATCAAGTTGGAGCAGATTCAGACTCAGACGGCGGGCGAAGAGCGCCAAGCCCTGTACCAGCACGACATGGAAATTGGCAAAGGCGCGAGCCAGTGGATGATTAATCTTCGCGCCAGCGTCCGTCCGGTCGTGACCTATATCTTTGTACTGGAACTCGTTGCCATCAATATTGCGGGTGTCTGGTACGCCTATAACACGGGTGTGCCCTTTGCCGCTGCAATGGCAGAGGTATTCTCAGATGACGAGATGCTGATTCTGTCTTCAATTATTGCGTTCTGGTTCGGGACACAGGCTTTTGGCAAGAAGTGAAAGTCAGCCCCGCCGCCATTCAGATGATCAAGCACCACGAAGGGGTGAGGACTAAGCCTTACCGCTGCCCGGCGCTTTTGTGGACGGTGGGCGTCGGCCATGTGATCGACCCGGCTCATGCGACGGTGAAGTATGAGGAGCGCAAGAATCTACCGATACCCGCTGGCTGGGACCGCATCCTCACGATGGACGAGGTGGACGGGATACTTGCTCAAGACCTTGGTCGGTTTGAGCGTGGTGTGGTTCGACTTTGCCCTGCTGCTGTTGGCAATCAAGGAATCTTCGATTCTCTCGTCAGTTTTGCCTTCAACGTGGGTCTTGGCAATCTCCAGCGTTCTTCCCTTCGGATGAAGACGAACCGGGGCGAGTTTGAGGATGCGGCTGACGAGTTTCTGAAATGGACTAAGGCTGGTGGTAAAGTACTGCCGGGATTGGTAAAAAGGCGCAACGACGAACGGGCGTTGTACCTGTCAGGGGTCTCGTAATGGCACTTCAGAAACTAGAACTGCGCCCCGGCGTTAACCGCGAATCAACCAGCTATGCCAACGAGGGCGGCTTCTTCGCATCCGACAAGGTGCGTTTTCGATCTGGCTACGCCGAAAAATTAGGCGGTTGGCAAAATATTAACTTTGCCTACACATATAAAGGTGTTGCCCGGTATCTCTGGAACTGGGTAACGGCTGTCGGCCAGAATCTTCTAGGCGTAGGCACCAACCAGAAAGTTTACGTAGAACTGGGCGGCGAGTTTTACGACATCACTCCGCTTGGTAACTCGCTTACGTTATCTAATAATCCGTTTACTACGGCGGCTGGCAGTAAAGCAGTCCAAGTCAATGCCACTGCACACGGCACATCTATCGGTACATACGTCACTTTCTCAGGTGCGACGACGGTAGGTAGCCTGACTTTAAATGGTGCGTTTGAAGTTGCCTCAGTTCCAAGTGCCAATTCTCTTGTTATTTATTCGCCTACGGCGGCGGGTTCCACGGCTACCGGCGGCGGTTCTTTAGTCGTTGCTCAGTACGACATTGACGCGGGTAACGCTGTCTACACCACCCAAGTTGGTTGGGGTGGTCCTCCGTGGGGTAGTGGTGGTTGGGGTGCGACAACCCCGGCTGGTATCCCGATGCGACTCTGGTCGATGTTTAATTTTGGCGATGATTTGATCTTTGCTGAGCGTAGCGGTGAAATTTATTTCTGGACTAAAGATACTTCTACGTGGGCACGAGCGGTTTCGCTTGAAGAGAAAGCCAACACGGTAGAGAAGACAGCAACTACGGCTACGGCTGCTTCTGGCGCTGCAACTATTGTGGTGGCTGACGCCACAGGCATTAACACTGGCTCTGTTGTATCAGGTACGGGCATTCCAACGGGTACTTTTGTAACTGCCGCTTGGACGGGTTCAACGTCTGTCACGCTTTCGGCAGCAGTTACAGCCACCCTTACGGCTTCTGATGTTTCTTTTAGCTTCGCAGGGCGCCATGTCCCCAACGAAACTAACGTCATCATTGACTCGCCGGTAAATGAGTTCACGATTTGCATGGGTTCAACCCCATACGACCCGACCAATTTCAACACGGTATTTAATCCGCTTTTGGTTCGTTGGTCGGATCAAGGTAATCCGTATGAGTGGGTGCCTGAAGTTACTAATCAGTCTGGTGAGCAAACTCTGTCTCACGGCTCGTTTATCGTAGCTACGCAGAATACTCGTCAAGAAATCCTGATTTGGACAGATACTGCCATCTTTTCGATGCAGTACATTGGACCGCCGTTTGTGTGGAACTTTGTACTGCTTGATCAAGACATTTCGATTGCATCGCAAAATGCAGCGCAGACGGTTAATAACGTCACGTACTGGATGGGTCGTGACAAGTTCTTCATGTATACGGGTCGTGTAGAAACGCTGCCTTGCACCCTTCGTCAGTTTGTCTACAACGACATCAACTACGATCAACTTGATCAAGTTTGTGCAGGCAGTAACGAGGGCTTCAACGAAGTCTGGTGGTTCTACCCGTCAGCAAATAGTTTTATTAATGATCGTTATGTAATCTATAACTACCTTGAGCGTATTTGGTATTACGGCAATATCAATCGCACGGCGTGGTCCGAGCATACCCAGCGTAACTATCCAATCGCGGCGTTCTCTATTCAGACTTCGTACCTTGCTACGTCGATTGATTCGTCTATTACGACGATTGCCTTGGTGGAAGGTGCGACGTACCCGTTAAGCGGCACGGTTACGATTGATTCTGAGCAAATCACGTACGCCAATATTGTTAACAATACCCTTACTGGGTGTGTACGTGGCGCTAATGGAACAACGGCTGCGTCTCACACTCAATACACGGTTGTCAGTCTCAGGATTCCGAACCAAGTCTTGTTGCATGAAGTTGGCAACGACGATGCGTCGATCAATCCGCCCGTGCCGATTGAAGCGTTTATTGAGTCGTCGGACTTTGACATTCAAGACGGTCAGAACTTTGGCTACGTCTGGCGCATCCTGCCTGACTTGAACTTTACGGGATCGAACGGGGCCAATCCGTCTGTAACGCTTACCGTTAAACCCCGTCAGAATTCAGGCAGTAACTACACCGCTGCCGATACGCCGACCGTTACCCGAACATCGGTGATCCCAATTCAGCAGTACACCGGTCAGGTCTATACCCGAGTGCGTGGCCGTCAGATGGCGTTCCGTGTGGACTCAACTGACCTTGGTGTAGCGTGGCAAATGGGCATGATGCGTATTGACGTTAAACCGGATGGACGACGATGACCGTCGCTCGCGGTGTAGTGCCGCCGAACTTGCCGGTTGCCCCGACTGATTATCAGGTTCGATATCAGGATCAGTTAACCAACATCCTGCGTTTGTTTTTTAGCCAGATCGCTAATCGGGTTAATTCCCCAACTGCACACGCTTCGTATTTTGATACGACGACGCAGACGAATCCGGTAGCTGACGCCGTTAATATTTTCACTTACAACTCAGTCGTGTCTGAGTTTGGTATTACCCGTGGCGTACCTACGTCTAAAATTTTTGTTAGTAATACTGGTGTTTACAACTTCCAGTTCTCGGCTCAGTTAGACAAGACGGGCGGTTCGGCTAGTGCGGTCTATATCTGGCCCCGTATTAATGGGATTAACCTACCGGATTCGGCTACCAAGATTGTCATCGACGGCCCCAACAACGAGATCGTGGCGGCTTGGAACTTTGTGTTGGTGATGGAAGCAGGGGACTACTTTGAGTTGGCTTGGGAGGCTGCCGATACCAACGTGGTCATCCCTTACGTAGCCGCTACGGGCAATATCCCGGCTATTCCGTCCATCATCATGACTGTCACTTGGGTATCGAATTACGAGGCCAACGAGTGATACCATTTAAGAAACCTTACCCCACGGGGGTTGTATGAACGATAGATATCCTGCGGCGGGGCTAGCGTCCCTTGTAGCCGCTCAAGGCCGTGGCAAGGACACAACCCTTGTCCACATGACCCCTGATGAAGTACGGACTCTTGAAGAGTTTGCCGCTGCTAACGGGCTACCAATTAAACGTAACCCTATTACCGGGCTTCCGGAGGCAGGGGCGCTAGACAGTATTCTGAAGTTCTTCACTTCAGCCGGTAAAGTTCTTAGGAACGTTGGTACCGCAGCCCTTGCTAATCCTCAAACCACGGCTCTTCTAGCCGGTACCGCCTACGGCGCTATCAAGGGCGACCTGCAAAAGGGCCTTGAGGCGGGCATGAAAGCCTACGCTGGGACTAAATTGCTTGGCGGTATCACGGCTGGAATGCAGCAAGGCAGGAAGATCCCCGGCATCGCCGGTCCTGTTGGCTATAAGGAAGCTGGTCGTGGTGCTGATGACTTTGGTGAAGTCGCGCCCGGTCTGATGGATGTCAAACCTACGGTTGAGGCTCCGCTTGGGAGAAGTCCTTCCACGGGCGGTCTTGATGCTCTTCTAGGTCGAGCACTGGGCGGCGGTCAGACCGGTACTGCACAACAAGGACAGGCTCCGCAAGGACAACAAGGACTGTTCCGTTCGGGTGATCCAATTATGGATGCCATCATGCTCTATGCCACTAAGAAGGCTGAGCAGAAGCTCACGGGGCAGCGTCCGGGCATCCCGACTCCGGAGCCGACGCAGTATCGCAACGTGCAGTTTAGCCGTGGGCAGGTTAACCCTCGCTTTGGTGAACCGGGGCAGCCGTATTTCATTGGTGGCGGGTATACAGATCAAGGTACGACAACACAGTACCCTGACTACACTCGGCCGCCGCCTGTTACTCCGCCCCAGACGCAGACTCAGATGCCGGGGCAACAGTATCAACAGCCTCCACCCACGGCTCCACCTAGGTCAGAGCCGCTAAGCGGTTTAGGTGACAGGAGATACGCTATGGCTGGGGGCGGTATTGTCCCTCGGCCTAATGCTTCTTATCCGTTGAGTCGGGTGCAGCCTGCTGGTTACGAACCTGAAACTAATGTGTTTACGGGTGAAGAGGGTTTTGCTGAAGGCGGCATATCGGAAACGGCCAGCAATTTAGATTTGGAGTCTGAAGAAGAAAGGAGGCGGAAGTATTTCGAGAATCTCCGCCCTTTCGCTCCCGCCCTGTCTGATTACTATCGCACTGGTGCTATCAGCACCGGTTCAGAACAGGGCGACAATTTAAACCGCGATCCGCTTACTCGTCTGCCTCAAGTGCCACCGGGCGGCATAGCCAGCCCGGACCTTGCAGATTGGTATCGTTCACTTCTTGTACCCCCTACAGGCCGTGCTCCGGTCAATATGGGGGATTACTTTTCTACTAGTCCAAGACGAGGCACTACTAATTACGGCCCAGTCGTAACTTATCCAGAAGTTACACCGCCTCCGCCACCCCCACCGCCTCCGCCGCCTAAGACTTGCGAGGAAGGCTTCGTATATATCGCCGCACGCGTCCTTGCAGGACTTGATCCGTGCGCTAAAGAGTGTTCGCCGGGCACTAAGCCCGATGCGTTAGGGTTCTGCATACCTGACGTAAAGACCTGCCCAGATGGGTCGTTGCCCGATGCAGAGGGTAACTGTAATACGACCCGTAAATGTCCGGACGGCTCAGACCCTGATCCTGTCTACGGCTGCGATAAGCCCAAATTGTGTCCGGACGGGTCTATGCCGGATGCTAACGGCAACTGCCCCACGACCCGTAAATGTCCGGATGGCTCAGACCCTGATCCGATCTATGGCTGCGATAAGCCCAAATTGTGTCCGGACGGGTCTATGCCGGATGCTAACGGCAACTGTCCTTCAACCCGTAAATGTCCGGACGGCTCAGACCCTGATCCTGTCTACGGCTGCGATAAGCCCCGACGATGTGCAGATGGCTCACTCCCGGATGCCAATGGATCATGTCCGGAAGATAGAAAGTGTCCGGATGGCTCAGACCCTGATCCGGTCTACGGCTGCGATAAGCCCAAATTGTGTCCGGACGGATCTCTACCGGATGCCAACGGCAACTGTAATACGACCCGTAAATGTCCGGACGGCTCAGACCCTGATCCGGTCTATGGCTGCGATAAGCCTAAAACGTGTCCGGATGGTTCAGTTCCTGACCCAATCTTCGGCTGTAATAAGGTTAGACCGTGCCCAGACGGATCTATGCCGGATGCCAACGGCAACTGTAATACGACTCGCAAATGCCCTGATGGATCTGAACCCCATCCAGTTTACGGTTGCGAAAACAAGGGGCCGTGCCCTGACGGTAGGCAGCCGGGCGAAAACGGCATTTGCTCAAACGGAGGCTGTCCGGACGGATCACCTGCCGTGGAGTACTACGGCTGCGATAAACCCGATGGTTCAGAAACTTGTCCGGGATACAGACAAGGCGAGATTAGAGACCCCATAACCGGCAAGTGTCGTCAGAAAGATATTCCGAAACGTTGTCCAGACGGCACTGATCCTCATCCTATTTGGGGGTGCAATAATCCGTCGCTTTGTCCGAAAGGCACGACAGAAAACGTCTACTTAAAGGCGCTTGGTTTAGAGTGGCCGTTATATTGCGTGCCAAATATTGTCAAACCGGATGTAACTTTCTATTACTGTGATGACGGCAGTAAGAGTACCGATCACAAAGATGACACTTGCCCGGAAGATATACCTGACCGACCGCGATGCAGTGACGGCTCCTTCCCAGAAGATTACCCAGATGGTAAATGTCCTCCGGGAGTAACAAAGTGTCCTGACGGATATCGTTATGACACGACTCTTGAAAATCTTCCGGGCGTAAACCCTTGCGTGCCAGATGACGGTTGCCCTGACGGACAACAACGCAGTCCTAATGACAACAAGTGCTATAAGCGCGGGGAAGGTCCAGAAGCAACGGATAGGTTTAAGCAGTGCGGAAGCGGTGCGATGGTCTACAAAGACGATCCATGCCCGGAAGATGTTGATCCTGAATATGCCGCACGCCTTGATTGTGATCGTAGTGGCGGTACTTACGACGGTTATTTACAAATATGTGTTCCGCCCGGAATGTGCTTAGGTAGTTTTGGAGAACTGTATCCAGAAGGTCCAAATGGTTGCGGATACTCTTACGATAACGACCCGTATGCGTACAGATGGGGGCAGTATGCTGCCGGTGGATCAGTAGAAAGTACTGCTGAATTTAGTTCTCCTTCTGACAGTATGATGGGTAAATTTAAGATGTTCGGTATCCCCGAAATGCCTAAAGGATTAGGCAGTGAAGACATCCGAATGATGGAAATTGACCCCCGATACATGGCCTCTGGAGACACCGTGAAGAGAACTAAGAAGTATCAAACCGGCGGTATCGCCTCTTTGCCTGCCCGTGATCCTCGTTTGGGCGGGGCGGTGAACCCGGCTGAGGGGTACAACTTTGGCTTTGCCCAAGGC